AAAATGTTCCAAAATCATCACAAGTTGATGAATTTGTTACATCTGCTACAAAATTCGGAAATCTCATGAGAGCAATGGACAATTCATGGAAGGGACTTGCAAAACTCGTTGGATTTCTTTATGACTATTGTTACGAGTATTTCACTGGATATTCAAGAGACATTGGAGAAGCAACAAAATTCATTGATGGAGTTCAACAATGGTCTCTTGAAGTCGCAAAAATCTCTAGCAATGATGTTATTGAGAGAATTCAAGTCGATGCAGTTTTGTGTCGTCAGATTGAAAGACTGTACCTTCAAGGTGTCACTTTTGTTACAAGAAGTGCACACTTAAAGTTGGAAATGCCAATGAGAAGAGCAATTGAAAATTGTCATCGAATCATTTCTGCATTGAATGACAAAGTCAGCAAGAGTGGAGCTTTTTGCTCTGGACCAAAAGTTGAACCCCTCATCGTTCAATTGTGGGGAGATTCTGGAGTTGGAAAATCAGGAATGATGTACTTGCTTTCTGGAGACATCTTGAAAACTGAAGACATTCTTAGTGGAGGTGATGGAACCGTTTCAGATGATTGGGCGAATCAAATCTATCCAAGAAATGTTGAACAAGAATTTTTTGATGGTTACAGAAATCAACTCATCGTTTTGTACGATGATTTTGGACAATTGAGAGATTCACAGGCAAAACCAAACATTGAGTTCATGGAAATGATTCGATTTGGAAATCTGGCACCTATGTGCTTGCACATGGCTGCTTTGGAACAAAAAGACAAAACATATTTCTCATCAAAATGTGTCTTGCTTTCATCAAATACACGCGAATACCAAATTGAATCATTGATTTCAAGAGATGCTTTTAATCGAAGAATTGATCTTTCAGTTGAAGTCAGTGTCAAACCAGAATGGAGAAAAGAAGGTTCAGAAAAATTGGATGTTGAAAGAGTCATTGCAAATTTCAAATCACCTTTGACTCCAGAAATCTATCAATGCCGACTTTGGAGGAATGGACAACCTTGTCCCATTTGGATCAGCTATGAAAGCTTGCAACACATTGTTTGCACTGAGTATGCCAAGAAGATGAATCGTCATTTTGAACTTACAACTATTTTGTCTGATTACATGAAAGTTCCTTTACAAGTTGATTTAACACAAATCAAGGAACAATTGGACAAAAAGTTCAAGGTTGAAACGGTGAAGCATTTCACACTTGGTGATTTTGTTCCTCAAGCACAATCTCTTGAAGATGAATTCCATGATTGTGTTGCTGAACAAAATTGTGTTCCTTCTTTTCCTGAAAATTTGCAAAAATCTGCAAGATACAATCACTACAGATGGAATCGAAAAGTTGAACACAAGGAGGTCAAGGATGAAACAAATTGTCTTGTCTATTCACATGAAGCTCATGAACACAATTGGAATTTGAGATTTGTGGATTTTCAGGATGCTTTGTTTGAAGCTTTGGAGGTTTGTGACGGCGATTGGTCTCGTGTTGTGAAGTTCTTGTCGCAACATTTGAGTTTTCTTTCATTGAAAACGCAAATTGCTTTTGCACGCCCAGAATTTAAACAAATTCTTTCTGAGCCTGAAAAAGCAATTGACTTCTTTCATTCTGGAGATGTTGTCTGTCAGAATTCCAAATGTTGGCATCCAGATTTGAAGAACATGGATTTTGGATTTCAAAAGGGATGTGAAAAAGATCTTCTGAAATACATCCTGAATCGAACACAACACAGAGATGTTGTTCTCTATGATTGCTTCTTTGCTTTTCAAATCATCGAACAAACACAAACTCAAAAATTCACTTCAAATGTGATGACTCAGTTGAAAACTATCAGAGATGGTGGGGTTGAGTTTTTGAAACTTTGTGCAAATTGGTGTGCTGAAAACACTGGGATCGTGACCATGTTGAGCTATTTTGCTCTTGCTTTTGCTACTTTGTATGGATGTTATTCTGCATCAAAATCTGATGAAATGACTGAATACCAAGTTGCAAAAGCTAGATACGAACATGCTTACATGGTTTATCATGATGCGTTGAAAGGATTGAAAAATGCTGAAGTTGACTTGTCTCACAAACATGAAGGACTTCCGCTTGGAACGTTTGTACGACATTCTCACAAATGTGAGAAATGTGGAATGTCTTACTTCCATGGACACACAATTAAAACTGAAGAAGAATCCATGAAGTATCAACATGTTTGTCCTAAGTGTCGCAAGGCTGAATCCGAGTTTCAATCAGGAGACAATGTCACAACACATCAACAGAGACCGAAGGTTGAGAATTCTCAATCAGGAGATAATGTTACAACACATCAACAAAGACCAAAAGTTGAAAATTCTCAATCGGGTGACAACATTACAACACATAATCCAAGACCCATTGTTCAAGACAATTTTAAGAATTTTTTGGAAGAAATTATGGAAGAATCAAATGTTGATGGACAAGAATTCTTACAGCATTACGTTTCCAAGGCGATGCATTCTGACAAAGAAATTACATCAGAACTTGCAAGTGATCCTAACGCTATGACTTTGAGTCGCAAAGTTTATGTGAACACTTACATGATTTCAACTCGAGCCACATCAGGAGAAGATTGGAAGATGCATGTGAACTGTGTTTTTGTTCGTGGCAGAACTGCCATCACTGTTGGACATTTGAAACCTGTTCTTGCAATGAGATCGTCTGGCGAAATCAAAATTGATGGACCTTTTAAGCCTGAAGGTTACGTCATTCAATTTCTGAATTGCGATTCAAAATTTTGGAAGATGTGAATGGAGAAGAAAG